TACTATATCTTGGCATAATTTAACCTATGTCTTCTTCTTGTTCTTCGCCTACCGGGATACCAATACCTACCCCCGTTATTTCGTTAAAGTCCGACAGATTTAACCGTATATATTCCTTGGCTTCGTCTTCGTTAAATTCCGGATTCTTCTTAAGTATATACCGGATGGGGCTACTTGTCCCGTCTTCCCATTTCGCCCGTTCTAATTCGTAGTCTTCTTTTTCGTCCGTAACTATTCGCGGTTCTTGGTAGTCTACGCTTACCCGTTCTAAAAAGCCGTCGCTAATTTGTCGCCCCGGTTCCCGGTGGTAGTTATTAACGTCTACCAATGTTTGCAATAAGTCGCGGTCCATTGGCCTTAATATGTTTATATCCTTGGCCCATTGGCGTAGTTGCGGTTCGTTCTTAAGCCTTAAGGCTATCCCGCTTAAATTTTGTTGTAATTCCGCCCTTAAAATGTTGTCTACATTATGTAGCTTACTAACGAAGTCCGTTAGTTTTTCTATTAGTTCTACTACATCTTTATTATAAAGGTTGGCCGAAAGGATTTCCCCTTCCGGTTTACTGTCGCCTATAGCGGATTCCATAAATAAAGGATGCCGTAGACCGGTCTTTAGTTGGCCCCGTTCCCCTTCGGTCCCGGTAGGATTAAAGTTTAAGATAAGTAGCCTTATAGTTTCTTGGATAGTATCGTCGTTACATACTGTTAATAAAACATTTATAGACCGTATTAGTTCTACGATAGCGTCCAGACCATAACCCCAAAACTTGTTAGAGTGGTCCCGGTATCTATAAACAACGAAGGGCCAATAGTCCGGGCCTAATAGGTCGGGGTTATCCCCTATAGGGTGTTTAGCCCCTACTATGTCGCCTATTTTCGCGTCGTATTCCGGCTTCTTGGGGGTCCAGTAATGGAAACCCTTTTCCCGGTCCCATACTATCCAAATACTATTAGCCCCCTTTACTTCTTCCCAATATATAATTTTAGGTTCTGTATGTACATCGGAATAGGTTAGTACTTCTGTATTACCGGCGTGGTAAGAGTTGTCCACGAAAACCCGGTCTAAATTAGAAGCGTATTTAACGTTTGCTATTATTGTATTATGTAGCCTACACCGTAAGAAGCTTTCTTGGAAAATACTATGTATTCGGGTTTCTTCAATTAACGCGGTAAATAATTCTATGTCTTTATCGCCTACCCCCTCTTCGTACTTAAAAACCGGGGCTACATCGTAGACGCTACAAAGCTTTTCTAAAAACGCTGGGATAAAAAAGTCTAAGGTAATAAGCTTCATTCGTGAAATATCCGCCGTATCTACGTACTTCTTTAGGTCGTCGGTTAAAAGACCTTGTACCCCCTTGTTATCTTGGGTATAGAATAGGTCCCGGGTTATAGCCCTTTGGCCCTTGTCGTCCGAACCTATAGTATTCGTAGTAATTGCTTTCGTTAATTCTGTTAGAGTCGCCATAATCTTATCCTAAATTTGTTTTATTGTTTGTTTAAAGAATTCCCGGCTAAATAGTCGCCACACAAGATAATCTAACGCGTCGCTACTGTGAGTACGGGCCGGGTCCTCTTTGTTTTTGCCCCCTTTATTATCGCTTTCTACTTGGTTTAAGTCGTCTATTAACTGTTTACACTTGGGGGAAATAGTTAAACGGCCATTAGTTAGTAGGCTACAAACTATATTTATACGATTGTTTATATTTGGATTCCGCTTCGGTACTTGTACCACTACCCGGAAACCCTTTTCCATTAGAGCGTCGCGGATAATTATATAGTCCGTCGTATAGTCCCTATGGCTTTCGTAGTTATTAGACGCGTCCCCGGTAACATATACTAACTTATTTGTAACGTTTCCGTAACGCTTCAAAAATTCCGCGACGGCTATATGGGTCTTGGCCGAATAGCGTATATAGATTTCGTCGATTATATTTAACCGCTTGTCGTGTACTTGGGCTATTTCCCATACCATAGGTTCCTTATTAAAGTCGGCGGTTATCCATATAGGTAGGTTGGGGTTATGTTTTAAGTCGGCCGTATGGGGGGTTTGTTTAAAAGTATAATATAGTTGCCCCCCGTAATTTTCGAAAGTCCCTAAATATTCTTGGCTAAAGGTTCGGGGGTCTAAATATTCCTTGGCCCTTGCTACTTCGTCGGCCGGGACGTAACCGCCTTCTAAAGTGGTAAAGTGGAAGCTTCCCCAATCTTTATTATTTGGGTCGTTACCGTAATCAAAATACTTTTTAAAAGGTCCCATTCCGTTAGGGGTCCCGGTAAACAAGGCCCGGCCGGGGGGTTTAGTCGTTCCTAACATTGGGAAAATTACCTCTTCGAAGGTTCCCGGTTTAATATAAGCTATTTCGTCCAATACTACCCGGTTAAGAAAACTACCGCGTAAGTTATCCGGCCTATCGGCCCCCACTAATCTTACTTCCGCCTCGTTGGGTAGTGTTACGCTTAAGTTCGTTTCGTTCATCTTTACCGGTTGGTTTCTAAACATTCCCTTTAATAAGTGCCAAGCTATTAACCGGGTCTGGCGGTAGGTGGGTCCAAGAAACCAATAGCGACCACCGGGTATTAAGTCCCCGTTTAAAAGATATAGTAATCCTATGGTCGATTTTCCGAAGCGTCTTCCGGCGGATAAAATTGTAAACCGGCTTGTACTTTGTAAAACCTTCTTTTGGTTTGTCTTTAGTTCGAAATTGATAAGTTACCTACCAAGTCTTCTTCGGTCATAATGTCCAAGACTTTAATAGGTTTAAGTTCGGTTATTTCGGTTTCCTTCTTATCCTTTTGTCCTAAATACTGTTTACCTAACCATATTAACATAGGGATAGAACCGTCTAAAGCTTCTTCGAACTGTTTACGCCTTATCGAAGTCCGGCCACCGGCCGACTTAAGTTTATAGTATTCCCCGAAGGTACATCGTTTAACCGACTTTACCCGGCGTTGTATTGTATCCGGGCTAACGTCGAAGAAGAAAGCTACTTCTTCTAGTGTACATTGTAGGGCCAGTAACTTATCCAAGTCGTCCCAATCTATGTTAATCTTCGGCCTTCCCGGGCCTTTACTGTTTGGCTTTGTCCTTGCCGTAGTCATAGCTTTATTTTCCTTTAGCTTGGATTAGTATACCACTTAATAAAAACAAATACATACCCCTATTTAATGGGACCTTCGACCATACCGGACATTTCGCTTATTAAGTTTTGTACTCGTTTAACACTTAAGAAATATTTTTGGGCCAAGTATTCTACTTTATGTTTATAGGTCCATTCCCCTTTACTTAACCCTTGCCATTCCCCCCATATTTCTATATTCCGGATAACATTTAAGTTTATAATTTTTAGTTCCTTATAACGTCCATTCATTCGTTACGCTCTTGGCCTCATAGTTTGTAAGTAGTGTTCTACTTCTCGATTTATTATATATTCGTTTATTCGTTTAACCGCGTCTTCCGGGTCCCAACAAACAAAACCTAACCCCCCGTAAAGGTGTACTATGTCTAAAAAGTTTTGTTGTTCTATGGTTACCTTCTTCTTTCTTTCCGGGGTCTTTACTTCTATGGCCAATAAGAATCCCCCCCTTAACATTCCTATAATATCGCTTACCCCTTTCGGTGCTAACCTTATATAGCGGTCTTGCTTTGTTTGGACCGCCCCGGCATTTACCCGGAATATAACCGGGACAAGTTCCGGCATTAGCTTTAGTAGGCTTATTATGTGGCGTTGTATATCCCTTTCTTTATATGCCATACTACTTTCCTTTCTGTAATATTAAGTCGGTGAAGGGTATATAGACCGCGTCCTTATGGGGTTTATGTAATGGGGAAAGGTGCATACAATAAGCCCCCGTCCCGGTCGTTGCTATTACTGTAAGGCCCGTCCCGTTACTGGTCCGTATCTTGTCCCCTATCCTTATCTTCGGTTGGTCTTCTTTATCCTTCGCCATAGTTGTTTCCCTTTAGTGTATTAAACAGTTCCTTAAGTTCCTTCCGGTGTACTATCTGTAGCTTCTCTATGGCCTTGGACATACCCTTAAAAGAAAGGTAGGCCCCGGCATATATACCCACTATAAAGACTAACAAATAGCCTAACACTTCTAACATAACCGGCCCTATAATATTATCCCGGCTTCTAGTCGGGCCTTATTCTTGGCGTCGTTTAGTTGCCGGGCCATAGTATCCCGTTCATCTTCTAATAAGCGGTTGGCTTCTTGTAGTCGGGCTACTTCCTTTTCTAATTCCCTTACCCTACTAATAATATGTATAGCCCCGTCTATCGTTCGTTCTACATTAGCTTTAAGCGTTATAAGGTTTTCTATATTCATACTTACCCGTCGGTATCCCGGTAGAAGCTACTAATAGCTTCTAAAAGGGTAGTTCGGTCTTACTGGTTGTTGTGTTACTGGTTGTTGTACTTGTAGGCTTATAGTAGCTACTATCGGCTTCTTTTTGTTTGGGGGGCTTGGGTGTATTTACTTCTATGGACCTATAGGGCTTACCGGCCTTACTTGTGTTATCCCATACTACTATACGTAACCGGGTAGGGCTTATCCCTTCCGGTATATTTTCCTTCGGTCCGGTGTACCCATACCCCGGGGGTAGTTCTATTTCGCCCCGGAAGTCCGGTTGGTTGTCGCCTTCTGTCTTGTAATCGTTGGGGAATAATACCCCCTTACTTTGGTCTATTTCTAACGCCATAGTTTCTTCCTTTTGTTTGGGTTGTTGGTTAGGTTCTGCATATCGGCCCCCCGTCGGTCTTTTTTAAGGGACCGCAATAATGTTTTAGTTTCCATAATTGAATAAATAGCATACCGTTAAGGATACGCCTTA